TGTTGCTGCGTATGGCGCGTTTGCGTTTTATGTCGGTGACTGGTTTATGGGGCTTGATGCTCCAACCGCGGCGCAGGCAGCGTTTGTGTCAACGGTATGGGGTGGCGCGGCCGCCTGGTTTGGACTGTACGTTAATTCGGGGAAGAAATGACCAAGTGGATGGCAACTGGCTTTTTGGCTGCGGCACCGATCATCGCCTGGGTTGCGCACAGCAACGGCTATGACTCGGGCCGGGATGACGCAAAGGCTGAATACAATGCCGCGCTAATCGAGCAGAGAGAAGCACATGCAAAAGCACTGGCTGAAAAGCAAGCTGAAATCCTGGATGTTGAGCGTGCCTGGCTTGAGCAAGATGCGGAGAAGGAAATTGTATATCGAGAACGAGTACGCACGGTCGTTGAGACGGTACAAGACAATGCTGACCGTGTTGGTTTTGGTCAGTGCCGCGTTGATGATGACAGCTTGCAGCAGCTCAATTCAGCCCTGTCCGGCGCCACCGAAGCCGGTGATACCAGGTAGCCTGAAATCGCCTTGCCCGGTGCTTGAGCCATTGAGAGACAAGAGCATGGCCGCAATGGCCGGAAAGATTGTAGAAATCAGCGGGGAATACTACCGCTGCGCAGAGAAGCATAAGGCTCTGGTAAATGGAATGGAAGCTGATTGAAATGGTGTCTGACTGGTTAAGCGGTGACGAGGTTTGGCAGATAGTGTCCGTGGCCGTGATCCTGGTGAGCGTGCTATCCATTGTGGTGAGTGCTGCCATTACCCGCCTGTTTGGTGCAATCAGTGAGGTCCGAGCGAACCTGGCTGAAATGCGAAACGCGCCACCAAAGGATTACAAACCGCAAGTATTCCGTGACGTGGACATATCAATCCTGCTAAAGGACATTAAGCACAACCTGCAGGCAGACCGAACGGCGGTGTACCAGTATCACAATGGGGAGCGGTCGATTGCCAACAACCCATTCTTGAAAGTGTCGTGCACGCATGAGAATTTGCGCCAGACGGCGGCAAGCGTACAGCAAAGGATGCTTGAACTGCCAAGCAGCATTTTTAACGAATGGAACCAAAAGATTTTCAATGGTGAGATCGTGCAGTGTCCGGTGATTTCTGATTTGCAGAAGCAGAGCGACATGCGCACGGCGTACAAGATTTTACACAGCAATGGCGTAACAGGGATTTATCTTTTCCCGCTGACTGATGCTCTAGGTCGGACGTTCGGCTTTGGCGCGGTCGAGTATTGCTGCGACAAAGTAGAGATTGATGCGCGGTGGCGCGGCTGGGCGCATGACCAGTTTCGTGCTGTCGGTGCCTTGTTGAGCAAGTCCGTCATTATGAGTTAAGGAGCACCAAAAGGTGCAAGGCTCTGGGGAGAGTCTGCACTGGCCGATAGAGAAAGGCGCTTGCCAGCGCGCCCACCTGCCGGGGTATATAACCATCCTTGAGTAGTCGCCCGATATACGGGAACGGTTTGGCAGCCGGAGAAGAATCAAGTGACATTGTGGCAGGGGCCAGCCCTATTTAGTGAAGCTGCTACCCGAAAGGGGTTACTGAGGTGGCCTGGTAACAGGCTCTGGCATGGCCGGTAACGACCAGCAGTGAGGATAAACTCGGCACACTTGCTCGGCTCGCCGGGTGCGGATGTGCAAAAGCCGAGTATAAACAAACCCCATCCGCTACCCATAAGAACAGCGCCCTGCATGGGGTTCTATTCATACGCCCGCAGCCACTTGGCAATGCTTACGCTGCGGCTCTTATTTTACAGAGGTCAGTCACCTTCGGGTCACTGGCCTTTTTTATTGGCACTCCCCTGTTGAGGCGAGGCAAAGACTATGAAGAAGCTAACAGCAAAACAAGAAACATTCTGCCAGGAATACCTGGTTGATTTGAACGCGACGCAGGCTTCGATTCGCGCTGGGTACAGCGAGAAATCGGCGAATATTATTGCGTGTGAAAACCTTGCAAAACCAAACATCCAGGAGCGCATATCCGAGCTGCAGGTAGAGCGGGCAGAGCGTACCCGTATCGACGCCGATTGGGTGCTTAAAAGCGCCGCTGAAGTTTATCAGGTAGCAACGGGCCAGCTGCCAACAAAGGTCGTCGTGAGAGAGTCCATAGGCGATGGCATGACAGAGCACCGGTCAGTGGAAATGGAAAAGCACGATTTGGCTGCAGCAAACAAGGCGCTTGAGACGATTGGCAAGCACGTTGACGTGCAAGCGTACCGTGAGCGCATTGAGGTTTCGCAGGCGGCAGAAGATATTATCGACGAGCTGTAATGGATGAGGGTCGCACGATTGAGAAAATCCGCAAGCTCAAGCATGACTTTGAGCTATACGCGGGAAAGGTTTTAAAGATAAAGCCAAAAAGCGGTGCGATTGAGCCATTTGCATTCAATGCTGCGCAGAAGTTTTTGCACGACAAGATAGAGTCGCAGATAGAGCGGACCGGGAAAGCCAGGGTTGTTGTTTTAAAAGGCCGGCAACAGGGCATATCGACATACACGGAGGGCCGTTACTACTGGCGCACCAGCTTGAGCCGGGGTGTGCAAGCGTACATATTGACGCACGAGGCCGAGGCCACTGCAAACTTGTTTGCGATGACAAAGCGCTATCACGATTACAACCGGGTCAATGTTGGCGGTAAGACGCTAAAACCGACAACCGGCAATGACTCGTCAAACAAACTGACGTTTCCAAAGATTGACTCAGGGTACAAGGTCGGAACCGCTGGCAATAAAGGCGCTGGCCGATCAAGTACGATCCAGCTTTTTCACGGGTCGGAAGTAGCTTTTTGGCCGCACGCCGAAGAGCATTTAAAAGGCGTGATGCAGGCCGTGCCGAACGAGCCTGGCACCGAGGTCATATTAGAGTCAACGGCTAACGGTGTCGGTGGGGTCTTTTACGACTATGTCATGGATGCGAAAGAAGGTCGTGGGGATTTTGAGCTGGTATTCATCCCCTGGTACTGGCAGCCGGAGTACAGATCGGCGGTGCCGGATGGCTTTGAGTTATCGGCGGAAGAGTTAGAACTGGTCTCGCTCTACGGCTTGGACAACGAGCAAATCCAGTGGCGTCGAAACAAGATTTACGAGCTGAAAGGGCTGGATAACTTCCGGCAAGAGTATCCGTGCAACGTTGAAGAAGCGTTTGTGTTTTCCGGTAGGTCGGCGTTTGAAGCAAGCTGGCTCAATCTGGCAGAGGATGATTGTTTTAGCCCAGAAACTCGTTATGAGGTTACAACGAAAGGCCTGATTGAGCGACAAGATGGCCGGCTTTCGGTCTTTGAAAAGCCAAAGCCTGACGAGATTTATGCCATCGGCGTTGATGTGGCCGAAGGGCTTGAGCACGGCGACTACACAAGCATTGACGTTTGTGACTCAAAGGGCGACCAGGTAGCGACGTGGCATGGACATATCGCACCGGATACGCTGGCCGAGATCATTAAGGCCATCGGCAATCACTACAACCGAGCATTCGTTGGGGTTGAGCGCAACAATCATGGTCTGACAACACTGACCAAGCTGCGGGACCTTGGTTATCAGAATCTGTACGCACAAGAGACGCTGGAAAGCCGGGCAGAGGGTGACCAAACCAAACGGTTTGGCTGGTTAACGACGACAAAAACCAAGCCAATGGTCATTGATAACTTGGCAGCCATGCTCAGAGACAGAGAGAGTGGCCTGGCAAATAAAGATCACGTCGCAGAGATGCGCGAATACATTGTTGAACCAAACGGGTCTTACAACGCCCGGGAAGGCGCGAACGACGACCGGGTAATGAGTTACGCAATCTGCAAGGAAATGGTGCGCAGGATGCCTAAATTCAGAGCGACGCAAGCACAGCTACACTCGCACACAATAGCTAATAACGCAGGGTATTAAATGTTTCCGAACGACGAGCAGCAGGATAAAACCGGACAGCCGAACAAGGTGTCAGTAGACAGCCTTGGTGCCAAGCTGCAGGGGATTTTTCAGGACTGGAAGTCTGCGCGCCAGCAGAAGGAAGATGAATGGCTTGAAGCGTTGCAGGCATTTCACAGCGAGTATAGCCAGGAGGAAGAAGCGCGCCTAAATCAAAACGGAGAGCATAAATCAAAGGTTTACATCGGTTTGACGCGCATGAAAGTTGTGGCCGCTTATGCTCGCATCGTTGACCTGTTGTTCCAGCCGGGGCAAACGCTGGGCGAAATCCAACCAACGCCGATCCCGGACACGGAGAAGATGGCCGGGGCGCAACTCAAAGCGAAGCTGGAGATTGAGCAGCTGATGAAAAGCGGCATGCTCGACCCGGCAATGGAAGTCGAAGAATTGATGTGGCAACGAGTTGAAGAACTGCGCAATGAAGCGTCAGAGGATGCGCACAAGCGTGCTGACGCGATGAATGAAACCATTGACGACCAAATGGTCGAATGTGACGCCGGGCGAAAAATCAAAATGGCTTTGGCAGAAATGGTGATCTTGGGTGATGGTTGCATCAAGGGTGTGACGGTCAATATCAAGGGTGAGCGCAAATGGGTGCGCGGTGATGACGGGCGCTATACGCTCAAGTACAACGACAAGGTGTACCCAGACCTGCAGTTTCGGTCGGTATTTAATATTTATCCTGATCCCTATGCGACCGGCATGGACGACATGACTGGCATCTTTGATCGCCATATTATGACCAAGCAGGATATTTATAAGCTGCGTGATGTGGATGGGTTTGATGCAAGCGTGATTGACACAATTCTAATGCAGTCTCCATCCGGTAATCACGTCGAAGAAGATCACGAATCGCGTCGCCGAGAAATGGGTGGTATCAACGCGACATCATCAAGCGGCCAAGGGCGGTTTGAGGTACTGGAGTATTGGGGTCAGGTCGCAGGACAGGACCTCAAAAGCGCAAACGTCGAGGTTGAGGACGAGAGCAAAGACTACCAGGCCAATATCTGGATGTGCAATGGTCGCGTTATCAAGGCCATGCTTAACCCGCTGATGCCCAACAAAATCCCTTACATGATTACGCCTTATGAGTTCAACGTGCATTCGTTCTGGGGCACTGGCTTGCCCAAGATGATGCGTGACTCGCAGGCGGTAATTAACGTATCTGCGCGGGTGACGCTTGACAACATGGCAATCAGCTCTGGCCCGATTGCTGAGGTCAACACAGACCTGTTACCGCCAGGCGCAAACATCAACGACATCAAGCCGTGGTCCGTGCATGCTCGAAGCGGTGGCGATCCAAGTCACCCGTTGTTGCGCTTTTACCAGCACCCGAATTTGTCCGGCCCAGCCATGCAGCTGATTGATATGTTCCGTCAGTTTGCGGACGAAGAAACCAGTATGCCGTCCTACTCGCATGGCCAAACATCTCAGGATATGACCAAGACCGCATCCGGCATGTCAATGCTGATGGGCGCGGCAAACGTGTCACTCAAATCAGTAATTAAAAACATTGACGACTATCTGATCGAGCCAATGTACACCAGTTTTTATGACTGGAATATGCGCTGGAACCCGGATGACAGCATCAAAGGTGACGCCATTGCGTCAAGCCGTGGGTCGTCTGCACTTATGGCGCGCGAAGTTCGCAGCGAGAAGCTGATGCAATTCATGCAGATGACAGCGAACCCTGTTCACGGTCAATTCATCAAGAATCTTGATCTACTTCGCGAGGTCGCATCAAGCATGGACCTTAACCCCGATGACTTTTTAATGGATGAGGAAGAGTTTGAAGCTAGACAACAAGCAATGCAGGCAGATATGGCAGCTCAGCAGCAACAAGGAATGGGAGGCGCTGATGGAAGTGGCGCACCAGAGCAAGCAGGACAAGCTGGAGCGCCTGTCAACCCTAACGGACCCGGTGGAAATTCACCGATGCCAGGGTGAGATCGCCGCATACAAAGAGTTTTTAAAGCTCAGGGATTCGGTACAACGAGTTCTTGAGCAAAGCAACTAAGCCCGCCACTGAGCGGGTTTTTTATGCCCGGCGGACACGGCCACAAGGCCCCCGCTTTTTTTGAAATCACGGGACACGCCCAGCCAAGGCCCCCAAAGGAGTGAGAAATGGCAAATCAGTCAGTTGAAGACTTGAAAACAGAGATCGACGAACTTGAGGCGAATGCGTTTGGTGGATCGGCCCCTGTAACGGAAGAAGCTGAGCAAGACCAGCCAGCAGAACCGGAACAGGACACACCGACAGAGCCAGAGCAAGCGCCACAGGATGAATCGGTCGAAGCACAACCAGAAGAAAAAGACGAGCTAAAGATCGCGGAAGAGCGCATCGCTAATGCTCAGCGGCGCATGACCCAGGCCACTCAGGAAGCGGCAGAACTGCGACGGGAAAACGAATCGCTGAAAAGTGAGAACGAATCACTGAAAGCGCAAGTGGAATCCCTGCAGCAATCTGCCAAATCTGACAGTGACACCCTGAGCCAGCTCGATGAGATTGGCGAAGAGTACGAGATGATCAAGCCGGTTGCGGCAGACCTGAAAAAGAAAGACCAGCTTATTAACGAGTTGCGTCAGAAGATCGAGCAGATGAGCGAAACGTCCACGGACGCCAATGCTGAAACCCAGCGTCAGATTCACTTCAACACTATTTATGCGGCGCACCCAGATGCGCAGCAAGTGGCGGAGTCGGATGCGTTTCAGGCTTACCTGGCGAACAAAGACTTTGAGCATCAAAAGTCCGGTCATCAGGGGCCATACCCATCGCAGATCATCCAGCAGGGCTCAGCGCATGAAATCGTGCAGGTATTGAACGATTACAAGGCGTCGAAAACTCAAACGCCTTCGCAGGACCAGGTGATCGAGGAAGCCCGTCAAGCCATCACTCCTAACCCAAAACAGGTTGTGCAGCCAGAATCAACACCCTCATTTACCCGAGAGCAGATTGCAGCCATGTCACCGCAAGAGTTTGCGCAAAACGAGGACGCAATCATGCAGGCAATGAGTGAGGGGAAAATTTAAAAGCAGATTAAAACGGAGGCCTAGCCATGTCTGCATTTCCTACAGCTCCACAGAGCAATTACGTTCCAGAGATTTGGAGTAAGAAGCTCTTAATGTCGTTCAAAGAAAACACCATTCTTGAGCAAGTAACCAACACCGACTACCAGGGTGAAATCATGGACAAGGGCTCGAAGGTCATTGTTCGTAAATCGCCCGAAGTATCGGTATCTGACTATGCCGGTGGCGAACTGTCTTACGGGTTGTTGGGTGAGTCAACGTCCGAGTTGGTCATCGACCGCGCCAAAGTCTACAGTTTTTACGATGAGGACGTTCATGCCCAGCAGCGCGACGTTAAAAACTTCATCTCAGAGGCCACAAAAAACGCAGCTGACAACATGCGCATTGCCGTTGAAAAAGACGTGTTCGGTTCGGTCTATGCCGATGCGACGACGCAGATTAACAATGGCACGCCTGACACGCCAATCGCGCTGGCTAAAGATACGGTCATCGACCTGATTGTGGACACCAACGTCAAGTTTGACGAGCTGGATGTTCCGCGAGACGGGCGATTCTTGGTCTTGCCAGCCTGGGCGTGCGGGATGATTCGCAAATCTGACATCAAAGATGCGTCTATCACCGGTGACGGCACTGGCGCAATCCGAAACGGAATGGTTGGTGATGTTGATGGGACCAAGATTTTCTCATCCAACTGTTTGACCACTGCTGACGGTGGCGTTCACGCCCTGGCGGGGACAAGTCACGCTATCTCCTTTGCGTCTCAATTCGTCAAGAACGAAAAGATTCGCCTGGAAAAACGCTTTGGTGACGCTTATCGCGGTCTAAAAGTGTATGGCTTTAAGACTTTGCAGCCAGATGCACTGATCGACGTTCTTGTCAGTCAGTAAATCATAGGGGCTTCGGCCCCTTTTTTAATTACGGAGATTGAATTATGGCAGATATGTCAAAAGACGAAATCATGGCCGAGCTTGATGCGCGTGGTGTCAATTATGACAAGCGGGCAAAAAAGGAAGACCTGCATGAAATGCTGGTCTCAATCGGCAGCAACAACACAAACGAAGTCAAGCAAGTGGCAAAGGTCGAGTACTTACAAAACCCAGTCACCGGGCGAATTTTCCAAGCAACGGACACGCTGAAAAAGAACGGCTCGCTGCAACCTGCAACCGAGCAGGATTACAAGAGCCAGGGGTGATTTGTGGTTGATATTGAGCATATCCGGCCATTTGTCGCCTCAAACCTGAGTGGCATGATGCGCGCCAATGTTGACCGTTGCATCCAATGGGCAGCTTACGACTTTGCAACGCGAACAGGCTGCCAGAAAGAAGTGGTGGACGGTTATTACATTGACTCAATCAAGCAAATCTCCTTTGGCACAAGTATGCCTGAGTCAGAGGTGATACGTGTGATTCAGGTCAAGCTCGACGGGCGCACGCTTAATGCGGATGACATGGAAATTGAGGATGGAGCGGCAACTGTCGCAGATTCGCTGGGTGATGACCAGCCCTGCAAGGTAACACTGATTTCAAGGCCCAAGATTGATGCTAAAAGTTTCTCCGATATGGTCGGCATTCGTCACCAGCAGAGCATTGTCAACGGTGCATTGCACAGAGGGCACGCGATGTCTGGGGGTGAATGGTATTCGCCGGACTTGTCAGAGCATAAGCGCAAAGAGTATGAGCTTGGCATTGGCAAAACCAAAAGAGAGTGCTTTGAGTCAGAAGGCGGCCTCACCGACTACAGGAGAATTATCTGATGGCAATAACAAAAGTAAACAGCCTGATTGACAAGGCGGCAACGGTCATCCAGGACCGGACAAATATCCGCTGGACCGAAGACGAGTTACTGGGCTGGCTGAACGA